GCCTCTCTCGTTGCTGTATTTGATTGCACTATTCAGGAAGTGCATTTTTGTTATAGCATTGTCTCCGATGTTGACCTTTCCGTCCTTGATCATGCCTTCCAGCTCCAGCATCGTTGAATACAGATTGTCGCCCTGATAAACATCTTCGCAGACATATAGTCCTTGAAGATTCTTGATGAGATATTGACTCGAATATCTGTCATATCCCACGAACAGAGGATATATTTCATGTTCGTACATCAGCGATGCACACCATTGATAGACATCCTCATAATCAACAAAGTTCTGTCCACTTGTGGACATGATCCCTTGTGCAATGTATTTGTCATAGGGAATCCCTTCCCTTTGAATTGCCTCTTCTATCTTCTCTTCAGGAAGCCAATAATGAGAGACGATGTTCAGCAGTCCGTTCTTCTCCACCACAACACAGGCACTTGTCATGTCTGTGGTCATTGAAAGGTCGATGCCGACAACACCATAGCTGTCACGAAGATCCTCAAGCTCCATGTGGTCTCCTGAAGCCTTTTTCACATCAGCAGATGACAACCATGCTTGACTTTGGTTCTGCTTGACATTAGCCACCTTAATGCAGAACTCATTCTTTTCCTGAAAGGATGATTCTGCGATCTTGATCTTCTTCAGGATGTCATCAATCGTGATGCTGACATTGAGATTCGGATTGCTCTTTTGAAGCTCCTGAATGTCATTCCACTTCTTCTCATCGTCAATCATGTAGAAGAAAGGAAGAAGTGTGTCTTCATCGGAATCTCCGAGAAGCATCCTCGTTGACCTTGTGAAGAGATTGTCATAGACTCCCTCAGTCATTCGGTTCGCTGTGCTGATGCTTACTATCAGAGGCTCTCTTCTCTTCGTTGTGCCTGACATCAAGGTCGAATAAAGGTCGAGACCTCTCTGTCCCTCCCATGCTCCGAACTCGTCACAGATTGCAAGAGAAAGGTTCAAGCCATCAGCACTCTTGCTGTTGCTGGAAAGAGCTTCAGCAGATGTGTTTGTTGATGGGCAATAGATGTCCGTCCTTCTCTTCTTGACTATCGAGGACAACTCGTCTTCTTTCAGGATTGCCTGATTGAATGCATTGAAGCCGAGCTTTGCCTGATCCAGCTTTGTGGCTGTGAAATATATCCTCTTTCCATAGTCTTCATCAGCATAATAGACATAGAGTGCCATCATCGATGCGAGAAGAGTTTTTCCGTTTCCTCTTCCCATCGAGATGACCACTTCTTTGAAGACTCTGTATCCTTCAGAATCCACGATTCCGAAGATGCAAGAGATCATTGCTTTTTGCCACAGCTCCAGCTTGATCAGATTCGGAGCGAGTTCTCCTTCATGGTGATGTCCGAATGTTTCAATGAAGCGAATTGGTCTCTCGGCTTTCTTTGGATCATAGAAGAATCGCTTCTCCTTCAATCCGTTGATGATGTACTCATAAACGAGATGCACCCATCTGCCGACCACGATGCTTCCGTCCTGAATCTTCTGATAATATTCGAGAATGTAATTCGGTTTGTCCTGTTTAGCCATTTAAGAATTGATTCAGCTTTGAATCCCTTTTCTCTTTTGGAAGATATTGTGACAGGAACTTCATCGATGCCTGATAGAGTTTATAGAAATGCTCATAAGAGTTCATTTCAGCTGACATCTTCGTTCCGAACTGATTCTCTCCGTTCTTATATTCGTCTGTTGTTCCATCGGAGACCATTTTCTCTCGGAGATCCTCCATCATGACCTTCTGAAATGCCACTTCCTCAAAGTGTTTCTGAAGAAAGTCCATCTCATTCTCTGTCACTCCTGAATAAAGCTCTCGAAGTGCTTTTATCTCATCGTTAATTCGTGTTTTTATGGTTCGTTTCATTTCAATTCTCGAATAAAAGTTCGTGTTTTACACCCGTTTCGTGCCTTTTTCCCAGTTCAGAAAGACCCCCGCACCGGTCCCACCGCTATATTGCCGAACATTGTTGACGGTATGGCGGTCATTCGTTCATTTTTTCCGAACATTCCTTTTCTTTTATCGGCTAATCATCCAATAGTTCGACATTTCCGAACTCGTCAATGGAATATCGTTCAGCATCCTTGTATTGTCTGTGAACTTCAGCATGACAATCTCTGCAAAGAGAGACAAGATTGTTCGGATCTAAAGATATCCTGACATCGTCAATGTTCTCTGGTGTCAGCTCGATGATGTGATGAACGGCTTCTGCTGGTGTCAGCTTTCCTTTATCTCTGCATCTCTGACAAAGATGAAGATCCCTGTGAAGGACGAAATCTCTCGTCTTCAGCCATGCGATGCTGTGATAGAACTCCTTTGCAAAATCTTTAGACATTACATATTGACATACTCTGTCAGAAGCACTT